GTCGGTGTGGCTGTTCTAGTTTTTCTACAGGAGGGAATGCAAAAATGAGTTATTCATTTGGTAAAAATAGTTTAAAACATCAAGAGGGTCTTAACCCTGACTTAAAGTTGATTTTAAAACGCGCCTTGGAAATATCAGTTTTCGATTTCGGTGTTCCACAAACGGGTGGGGCGAGATCAGCAGAGACTCAAAACCGCTTATACTTAGATGGCAAGAGTCAACTAGATGGTCTGAACCACCTTTCAAATCATCAAAGCGGAAATGCTGTAGACGTTTTCGCAATAGATCCAGAAACGGGGAAAGCCTCATGGGATCACGAAATGCTTGCCGTAATCGCAGCGGCTATGCTTCAAGCTGCTAGTGAGCTTGAGACAGCACCATTACGATGGGGTGGCTTATGGGGTCATTACGGGAGAAATGGGGCGTTTTGTGACAGACCTCACTTTGAATTAGTAATAGAGGACTAATTATGGGCTGGTTATCAAGTTTAGTAGGCGGTGGGGTTGTAGAGCCGATAGCAGCGATTGGCTCAGTCTTAGACAATCTGATAACTACTGATGAAGAAAGGGCAGCAGCAGACCTTTTAAAGTCTAAACTGGCACAACAGCCAGCAATGGCCCAAGCTGAAATAAACAAAGTGCAAGCGCAACACAGGTCAACATTTGTTGCAGGAGCAAGGCCATTCTTAATGTGGGTTTGTGGTCTAGGCTTCTTGTTTGCTTTTGTTGTTAACCCCATTCTTCAATGGTTAGCACCCGATTTAGGCGCACCAGAATTGCCGTTAGATGCAATGATGGAATTAACCCTAGCCATGCTAGGACTAGCTGGATTACGCACAGCAGAGAAGATTAAAGGCGTATCTAAATAATTCCCCATGCTAGTTCTCCCTAGCCTTAGACCACTATGATCAGGTGGTCTTTTTTTGTGCGGCATTATTTAAAGATTCAGTAACCCATTGAGCTAACTTTTGACCTTTAGCCGCATTGACCCACTTAGCCTTTTCGCTAGGTGTACAGCGCATAGTTAGCACTGATGATTTGGTCACTTCTTTTCTGGCGTTATTGTTGCCAGCGCTTCCATGTTGTTCAGTCATTAAGTAACTCGCTTAAACTTTTTATATCATTTAACTCTTTTTATAGTCGCCAGCCATTTCAGCCGCATTTATCTCTTTTTCGGTCATTTGGTCAAAGAAATAATCAAGCATGCAATACGCTTTGCTTCGACCATCTTTATCATCTTCATCAACTCGCATAAATATATCTAGTGCTAAAACAAGAGCCTCATGGTTATTGTTTGGTTTTCTATATCTCATACATCAAATCCACTTCTTTTTGAGCCGTAATTACTTAGAATACACCAGCCCCAAAAATCACCATCAATACCATCAATGTAACAATCGTCCCAAAACAAGCCAGCTTTAAAGCCTTCACTTTTTAAAACCTGTAACGCAATTACAGCTTGGAGTGCGCCACCATCTACCCAATGAACATGACTGTCGGATAAATCAAACTCTTTTATTTCGTCACCTTCTTCCCAGATGAAGCGATCAGCATTAGACATTTCAATGCCGTCAGTTGAACATTGCGTATGACTAAACATTTTAAAATGCTTCAAGGTTAGTTCAACATTCATGTATCACCTCCACTTCTTTTTTGGCCCTAGCCACTTCAATGTCTGTAAGTTTTGCAGCAAAGCTTTCAGCCATTTGTAAAGCACGATTAAACTGTTCGTCTGTGTCTGCTGTAATACCTAAGTTTAAAGCCAGCACTAAAGCCTCGTAGTCATTCGTTGGCTTGTTCATGCGTCACCTCCAAAAAGATAATCGTTTTCTGCAATAAATTTGTTAAGCACAATCTGAACATCAGCATGGCCTTTAAATTCTTTGGCCTCTTGAATAGTTAAGAAGTAGCAGTTACTAAGGTCATGCCCAATGGCTTCTTTGGCTGCGTCAATTTCGCTATCAGCATCTTTTAAAGAGTAACATTCTGTTTGACCTGACCATCCAACAACTATTACTTTTTTATCATTCTTTAAAATTTCGTTATATTCATCAGGAATTTCATCTCCAAAACAATCAACAGCGTTTTCCATATTCCATTCTTCATAGCAAAAATCATGCACTTCACTTGCCATTTGAATTATGTGTTGTTCATCTTTTGCAACCCAAACGCTTGGGCTTCTTTGATGGGGTACTTCTACTATTATAATGCTCATAATCTACTCCTAGTACCAAGTGCCGCCTGGTCGGTGTGGGCTAACTCAACCCATAACCATATTGTATAGGCAAAACGGATAGATGTAAAGGTTATCGGCAATAGAATGTCAATTCACCCAAATCAAAAAAGGTGGGTCTGCAATAGAACTGTCCGAACAGTTTAAGAAGTGTCCGACTTTCATCCAGTTTAATGGCTTAATTGTTTGGACTGAAATTATATTTAAAATATGGTTATGCGGGCATGTACACTTTTTGCGCGCAGAAGTACCCGTATGTGCGCAGACGGGTATTTAAAATTAATCATGGGTGGTTCTAAGTCAGACAAATTATCTGAGTTAAGGCCACCCTAAATTAAATTAATTATTTATAGCAACAGAACGGGGTTTACTTTATAGTGTCGTTTTTCAACAAAACACTTTCCGAATATACAGTGTTGAAGTTTGAAAGAAACCAGGCGGTTTAGGGTTGTAAAAATCGTAAATTGTTCGGAAATAGAGGGTTAAGTCTTTGTTTTAATAGATTAAACCCTCAGATTGTGATTCCGGTGGTCGTGGGTTCGAGCCCCATCGTCCACCCCACTATGTATACCTTTCAGCGATAGCCCTTACTAACTTCCGAACACTTCCGAATATTTTTCCGAATATACAGTGGTGTTCATCCATCCAGTTTGGGCCTATTTTAGAGTAGGAGTGACCTTTACTTTTCGATCATAGATTGCCACTTGCGCCTGAGTTTTGTGACCAGAAAATTCTTGCTTGTTTCCCTCGTAGTCAGAAATGGCTTTTGCTTTAATATCGTGAAAAGTAAAATCTATACTTAATTCACCATCATATTTAAGCTTTGCTTCTTTTCTGGCTTTTAATGCCCATACTTGTAATGTGTCTTGTGCTGGACGATGCCCTTTCTTGTTACAAAACACTAATTCAAAATTAGTTACTTCTTGTACTGACAAAGCCAGGTCAACCGCAGCCCTTAATCGTGGGTTCCATTCTTTGATTTGCTTCTTGCCTGTTTTACCCTGTCGAATAAAAATACCTTCTTTTCTTAATTGGCTGCGCTTTAGACTCCATACATCACCTTGTCTAGCTGCACAGCAATAGCTTATTTCCATTGCCGCAGCCAATAAAGGCCACTTAATATAAGCCTCTGCCAACCAAAGGAAGTATTCCCAATCCTCAATATAGCGATCACGGGCAGGCTCTTTAAAGTCTTTAACACCTATAGCTGGGTTTATTTGAACTTTGCCGTTTTCATAGGCCCATGCAAAAACTGTGCTTAAAAATGATCTTTCACGATTGGCTTGAGTAGTTACGCCACCTTCTTTGCGCTTATCCATGTATTGTCTGATATGGTGCGGCTTAATGCGGTGACGATTCATTTGACCAAAACCAGATATAAACTTTTCAGCGTATCGCGCATAATCTATTTTAGTTCTTGGCATTAAGTCTCTGTGGTTTACGCTTGCCATGTACCCACGGATAACTTCAGCGAACGCACCTGTTGGTTCTTCATGCAGCAATCTAGCCGATTGATACTTTGCTAGGATTATTTCTTTAGGCTCAGTTAACTTTCCCAGACGCACACAGCCGCCAGCCTTGGGTCTGTACTCAAATGCCGACTTACCTAAATAACATCTGGTTGGTAGCCAATCTGGGCCGTTAATTCTTTTTCTAGGAGCCATTTATAAACCCATTGAGCTAAAGTCTGGTTCATCATTATGCGCCAAGGCTTCATTAAACCGCAAATGTGTGGGATTGTTAAAAGAATACCAGGTAACGTGAGGCGCACCATTAGCGTCTTTAACAAAGAATATGCCATGTTCAGTTAACACTTTGCATTGCTTGGCTTGGGCTTTATATCCCGTTACTCGTTCAAGCTCTTGTTCGCTCATTAAATCATTCATTTTTTAATTTTCCTTTTACGCGCCCATTTAATTAAAAGGTGTCGCCTATTTATCTCTGCAACAATGTCAGCGTCACTAAGCATTGTTATAGGCACTGGCACTTGCACTTGAAGTTTATTATTCATACCCAACCCATAATTTCATCGTGTGCCATTTCCTGCACAAACTCTGGGTTGTCATTAGTTAAAGTTTCTAACTGTTCATCTGACAATGGGTTGCCATTCGCATCATCTGCACTTTCAATATAAGCGTCTACAAAGTCTGGGTAATCTGCTGTGCAAATGCCAGATATGGTGACATTGGTTAAACTATTAATGTTCATTTACCACTCCCGGTGCATTTGTTCATCAGTTAATGCTTCTGGGTGATGCCAAGTAAAATTTTCATCTTCAACCGACATATTGCAGTCTGAACAATATTTTTTATCTACAAACAAAAGTGCAGCATCAATGGCGTCATGGGCCTTTTGGTGGTATTCACCTCGGTATATTTCATTGCTATATTCATCAAGAACGATGGGCAAGTAGCCCACCCCGTCCACTTTCTTAATAATGAAATCCATAACTTACCCCTTAAAATGGTATATCGTCGTCGAAAGCATCGTGTGGCCCTTTATCCATGCCAGCCATGACCGCTTCTTTAGCCTGCGCCATTTGTGTTGACTGCTGCGGTAGCTGGCGGTGTGCTTGCGTCTCTTTAGGTGTAAAAGAAAACTTCATAGCTGGCGCATTAGGGTTCCCATCCTTGTTACGCAGCCAACCAGACACCCAGTAATCAACACCGCCTACTTCTGCATTGCCCTTGAAGTGGGGGTGTGTCTCAGATTCACGCCTATCGTTCTTCCAAATACCGCCTTTGTTTGAATTATCGAACTGACTCATGCTTACATCTCCTTAGTTAAACGTACAAATTCTTGTTGATTACCAGTTAATTGTTTCCAAATAACTTGTTTTTCATTTTGGTCTAGCTCACCTAAAGCTTCTACAAGCAAACTTGTTTCATTTGTTTCTTGACTAGAGTTAACTAAAGCCACTACATCTTGAACAAGTTTTTTACTTACTCGCTTTGCTGGTCCTGCTGCTGGCTGACCCGCCATACCTTCAAGACTCATATCTGAATCGTTTGTCATATCAATCACTACAGTCTTATCTTCATCGTGCTTATTTGTAACGTCTGAATCAGCCTCAGAATCTATGGAGAAAAGCCCTGCTAAACAATACTTACGAGCATAGGAGCTAGTGCTTCCCGTTAGCTGGCTAGAATCCATGCCTTTCTTAACGCTTGCTTCTCTAGCGTAAGCTGTGGCGGTTATAGTGTCTGTTCCGCTGCTAAGTGTTGCAGTAGCCTTAATGTATACGCGCTGAGTTTTAACAGTGACGCCAGCCGCTACAATTTCATCCTCTAACATTCCACTAAATACAAGTTCATCACTTAGCGTTAATGACAAGTCGCCTAGAAATGGCTTAACAGCTTTTAATATATCTTCACATGATCGAAAGTTGTATTTGCCAAAATTATTACGCTGGCCTTTTGGTGCTTTAAGATTTTGCTGAATTTCAGACAGCTTTTTTTGAATAGTCATACGTCACCTCTTTTTATTTCATCAACAATTTTTAATGCTGCTTCTTTGTAAGCCAAATGCTTTTCAGCGTTTAGGTTTTGGCAATATGGATTGTTGTATTCAAACAATTTGTGAAAATCGCTTAAAGCCTCTAAATAAATATCGTTCATATCTGTACTCCACTTATTATTAAAATGGCGACAAACAACCACACTTGAGTTGTTGCGCTCATGCGCTCATGCCTACCCAGAACCACACTGAACATATAGCCCATATTAAGCATCCGACTGTGTTAATTATTAAAGTCTCTTTAGTCATGGTTAATACTCCGAGTGTTTTTCTGCGTGATATTGCAAAGTTAGCTCTGGGTGGTGGTCTTTAAAATAAACAGCAGCGCACTTAGTAATAACGTCTTGTGAAAGTTGTTGTGCTTCATCGGGAAAGCGGAAAGCTAAATATATGACACGCATCTGTTCGTCCTCATCTCCATACTGGAAAAGGTCGTCAACATGATAATGGGTCGTTCCAATCTTGATATAGCTATCATAAAGAAGATCATCTTTTAGCTCGTTGAACGCATCTTCAAGAATGTAGTCAGGTGCTTCAATAACGTCTGTGTGTGCGTTAATTTGGGCGGTTACATGACAGTGGTTGGTTAATGAGTTCATCTTAAATTTCCTTAGTCAGCTTTATGTCTGTGGTTATGTTAGCTAACTCACAATCAAAAGTACAGCTTTTTCGGAAAAACATTTAAAATGTTAGTTTTTTAATGAATTTTTAGGTAATTTTACTGATATTTTAGAGGGCATTAATAATGATTAAATTATTTATTAGGTGGGCCTTGAGGACACTGTTCGTTTAAATTATTGCCAAAGTTCGTTTTCATGAACTCAAACATTACACCCATTGGGCCATTCTTGGGTCTGGTGTTAGATGAGTGATCGGTGTGAATCAGCCACCATTTATACACAGACTCACGCATCCACGCTAACGCCCGATTTTTATTATTGTTTAATTCTGAAACTAGCATTTCATTTCTCTGATTGATAAGAACCAACTACAGTTCCTATAATCCTGGTTGATGATGAAAACTCTTTTATAGGATAGCGATCATTCAAAGGTTTTAAATGTTCAACACCACCTGTTATAACGTATTCCCGAAAAAAAGAACTTAAATTTTCAGTATCTATCGCCACAATGCGATCTCCACTTACTGGCGTTTTGTCTGGGTCAACGAAAATTAAAACACCTAGCGGATACGATCTGCCATTGCTGGCAGTCATTACTTCATCTTGCACTTCAAGCGCAAAAGAATTTTCCGATAAGTCGTATGGGCATCCTACCCAGTGCTCACTCTCTAACATAAATTTTCCCTCTATTAAGGCTGGTAGGGAATTCCAGCTTACCACGGGGGCTTTCCGAGTGATCGGATTTAGCTTTAATCCCCCCCTCGATTCGAGCGCATTATTTGATAATAATTGCTCTATGGTGCATCCAAAAGCTTTAGCTATGGACACTAACCCAGCCGCTTTAACTTCTGCGGTGGGGTCAGTTTCTAGTTGAGCAACCCTTGCTCTTGATATTGAGGTTCGATTAGCAAAATCTTGTTGTGACCAACCTTGATCTTTACGCAATTTTTTTACTCGCTCGCCTAAATTCATTTTTTTGTAACCTTAAAATTTATATTAAATGTCGCAAGTAATCTTACAATCTAAATGTGTGAGTTTGATGTCATTTTGGTTGACAGTTTTCTATTAATTTTAGATAGAAGGTTGACATTTATAATGTGAGTAGACTAACATTAAGAAATGAAAGAACTACCAGCAATACCAATTACCGATCTAATAGACGCATTTGGGACTAAAACCAAAATAGGCGAGGCTATTGGAGTTACGCATAGTGCAATCTGTCATTGGGGTGATTTTGTTCCAGCAACAAGACTTCATCAAATGCACTATTTATTGAATCAAATAAATCTAATTGAACAGTCAAGGACGGACATTTAATGAAAGATAAATTGACCAACCCAGTATCAACCTCATTTGATGATGAACTGTACGCGTTTGCAAAAAGAGATGCGGAATTATTAGGTCTTGATGTGTCGTCATACATACGGGCCACCCTCATAGAAAAACGTGAAAAGCGATTCAATGAACTTAGGGTATTCCAAGACTTAATTAAGATTCAAGAAATAGAATAAATTTAATAAATTTTAGGTGCTATATGGAACATCAAGAATACGCGAGAAGGGTCTAGAGTGAGCTTCACGCTTATGGCTAAAGCCAAGCCTATTAAGGTTGGCAACTCAGGCAGAAAGCTAGTGCTAATGATGCTGGCTGACATATCTGACGACTCTGGTAGGTGCTTTCCTAGCTACCAACATTTAGCTGATGTTTGTGAAATGTCGCGCAGATCAGTAATAACCCACATCTTAAACCTTCAAGAAAAAGGCTTGTTAACAATCACTCACAGAAAGTTAAGAGGTGAGTTGATTAATAGCTCAAATATATACCATCTAACCTTAAAAGAAGCCTCAAAGCCTGATGAAACGGGTAGTGAAAATTCTGCACTAGGTAGTGAAATGGTTGCACTAGGTAGTGAAACAGTTGCACTAGGGGGTAGTGAAATGGTTGCACCCATAACCTATCACTCTTCTGAACCTATCAATGAACCTATAAAAGAAAAGGCGCATTTCATAAAACCATTGCTTAGTGATATTTCTCAGTACATGGCTAATTTTAGTAAAAGCCAAAATATAACATTTGATGATTTTTTACCTGATAACTTTTTTGATTACTACGAAAGCAATGGCTGGAAGCGTGGCAACCATGAAATTAAGGATTGGCAAGCAACAGCTAGAGGTTGGGTTAGAAAACAAAACAATAAATTAAATGGAGGTCAAAATGCAGGCCAAAACAATAAGCCAGCTAATAACTCGGCCCCTGCAAGGGTCAGGGCAATCAACGCAGCAAAACAAGCACAGCGCGACAGAACTGAACGAGCGATTAATTGACCGACTATGGGAAGTAATGACTGACCTATTTGGTCACAAGTGGACTAGCAGCCATGACTTTTCTGATAACGGCAGTTGGACTTCTTTTCTTGAGGATTTAAACGGCAAGCAATTTAAGGCTGGTATTGATGCGCTAAAGGATTGGACAGAATCATGGCCTCCCACAGCAACAGACTTTCGGAATATGTGTTTGGGAAGGGCTAGAGGTGGTGAAGAACAAAACATGATTTCTAACCAGCAGGCAATACAGGCAAGGTCAGCACCTTTGCTGATTACTAAGCAGTTAAGTGATGAAGATATTGAATTTGGAAAAGAACAGGCAGCAGCATTGAGAGGGTTATTTGCATGAAGAATTATTTAGCAAAGCCAAAGTTAAAAAGCGATTACAAAGAATTATTACCTGATTACAAAGGGCTAATTACTAAAGGAATGTGGGGTGAGTCTGGTGGCCTTACACACATTATTAAATCACAGCTAAACCCTACAGCCCGTAAAAAATATAACAAGGAAAGGAATGCCGCATGATTCATTCAAACAGTTTAGACGCAATAGCTGCAATAGCTCCCGTAACTGGTCAAGCAAGAATTGAAGTGCTTAAAGTTATTCGTGAGAACCAACCAATCACTCGCCAAGACATTGCTGCAAGTTTGGGTTGGGAAATTAATAGAGTAACGGGTCGTGTTCGTGAACTGCTAGACAAAAACAGCATTATTGAAGCTGGTAATGACACCACACACCGAGTTAAGCGTGGTTTATTAAAAGTCGCATGAGTTTAACTTTAGAGCAATGCAAAGAAGTTGTTAAACGCAAAAACGCTGGAATGTTATCGGCTGAAATTGCCAAAAAATATGATATGCCTTTGTACCATGTGACATTGATTATGAAGTGTAACAAAAACACATATCCGCTAGATGAATATCTTTTGATTGATAACCCTGCGTATAAGTTTAGCCCACTAAATGAAAATAAATGTTCGTGGGATTTGCGCTTGAGTTTACGCCTAGCCAAATTGCCAATGAGCAAATGGGCAGATGCAATATGAGCGAAGTTATTTTTAGTGTTGATAACAAAAATGTATCGAGCATGATTTCTCAGATATGCGCAATGATTAACAAAGGTTTATTTATTGGCCCAGTTGAGGTGGTTTTAAGGCGTAAAGCTAGATCATTAAGTCAGAATAGAAAGCTTTGGCCTATGTTAAACGATGTGCAAAAACAGGTTGATTGGTATGGCGATAATCTCGACACCGATGATTGGAAAGCTATGTTTATGTCTAGCCTACATAAGCAGCGTTCTGTACCAGGCATCTATGGTGGCTTTGTTGGTCTGTCTAAGCGAAGTAGTAAACTAAACAAAGAGGAGTTTTCTGACTTAATTGAAGTGATTTATGCCTTTGGTTCAGAGCGCAATGTGGCATGGTCAGAACCAGCTTTGCAGATTTATTCTAAATACAAAGAGGCTGCATGAGTTTAAAGCCTGCGAGACAAAAGAAATGCAAATCTTGCAAGATTACATTCAAGCCTTTTCTGTCAACGGCCTCTGTATGCTCCATAGAGTGCGCTGTAACAATGGCAAAGGCTAACAGTGCCAAGATTATCAAGAAAGACATAAAGGCCCGTAAGCAGGCTTTAAAGAGCCTTGGTGAACTGCACAAAGAAGCACAGCCAGAATTTAACAAGTACATCAGATTAAGAGACAAAGGAAAGCCCTGTATAAGCTGCCAACGCCACCACACAGGCCAGATACACGCTGGTCACTATAGATCGGTAGGGGCAGCAGCAGAATTGCGTTACAACGAGAACAACGTCCATGCTCAGTGTGCGCCTTGTAATAATCACCTCTCAGGTAATGCTATTGATTACCGCATTAATCTGATTAACAAGATTGGCATAGATCAAGTTGAACTATTGGAAGGGCCACAAGAGCCAAAGCGATACAGGCGTGACGATATTTTATCTATCAAAACTAAGTACAAAGCCAAAGTAAAAGAGTTAACAGTAAAACTTGAAGGGGCTGCATGA